ACAATTTTACATTTTGAATGAAAATGCGGGAAAATGGGACAATGGTGCATGGTATTCGAATGAAACATACAAAAGACATTCGTATACATATTACCCAAAAAAATGGGATTATCATGCAAAGGATAAAAAGAATGATAAATATTCCATTGAGGATAAATTCGAGTATTGCGAATCATGTAATGAAGTCCATTCTTTAGACGATATGGTGCATGATAATTATTTTGACATGCTATTGTGTACAAAATGTAGTGAATGGGTAATTGAGGAAAAATAATATTGTTGGTTTTCTATTGTGTAAGTGAATATCCTGAAATAGGGTATTCACTTTTTTAGGTATAAGAATGTACCAATTATAAAAAATAGCTAAAATAAAGCTATTTAAGACCATTAAAACTTAAAACAATGTAATACCATTACTAACATATCAAAATGGCTGAATCGGGCTAAAAATGGGCAAAGAATTGATTTTGTGCATTATGTCATGATATTGCAAACATTATGTGTAATATTGATGTTTTAACATTGATGTTATACCATTGATGTTGCAACATTGTTGACTATGCAACTAATAATCAGTTGCACCCAAAAACCTGCCAAAAACCCTATGCAAAAACTCCCCAAAAACCTCGCAAAAATCTGGTACGCAAAAATCCAGCAAAAATCTTTTATGATTTCCTTAACAAAAAACCTGCTAAAAACTTTAAATATATCCAAAAACTTCCTAATTTTACACTTCACAAACAAAACAAAAAACCCATGCACGAATTAATCACACTCAACTCAAAGATGAAGTGCGGTATTACTGGCACAATCATCGACAAAGGCGAACAAGCCTATTACAATCATCAGACAAAAACCTGCATTCATCCTGTAGAATACGAAAGGAACATGAGCCAGGTTAAGATTGGTGATCCAAAAACCTACTTTACAAGACTCCAAAAACTTAACAAATAAAACAAACAAACATGAAATTCGAATTCGTAGCCGAAACAGACCAATTACTTAATGACACAATCTATTTTACTAAGCAAGATGGTGTATTTATCAGTGGAACTATCAGCACTAAAAAAGAGGTAGCTTATGCCATCTTTGAGAAGCTTAGTCAAGGTCTACCACTTAGAACAATAGAAATACTAGAAACAAAAATCTATCCAAAACCCTCGCAAGAGTAAAAACCAAACCAATGCTGAAACTAACCCTCGAACAAAAGAAAAAAGGTATCAAAGAAGAGTTTACCTATGTAAACAGTAACGGAAGAATGTCAAAACAATACACTTATAAAGGGATGTTTATAACATGGGATAACCAAATCCTACATGGCAAATGGTATTACTGGAGAGCAAGTTACTACGCTTCTTTAGATGCAGCAGTTCAAGGAATAGACAGACATATCAATCACTTTAAAAACACAAACAAATGCTAGAGATTACAGATTACAAAAGCCTATTTAAGTATGGCGACATGAAGAAGATTATGGAAATAACAGGCTATAGTCGTTATGTAATAGAAACAAGACTTAAAAACAATGATTACGAGATGACCGAGTTAATCAAAACATTCTATGACAAAAAACTTGAATTACTTAAAAACCAAATATGGGAGCATCAGAAATAAGCTATTACGTTATGCCAGGACTAAAACACAGAGAGATAAGATTTGAGCAAGTTATTAAAACTGTATGCGAAGTATTAAAAGCTGATAGAAGCAAAGTACTTACGCCAAACAGAAGTAAAAGCTTGGTATTCGCTAGGAATATGTGCTACTTTATTTTCAGACGTTATTTTTCGATGACGTTAAAGGAAATAGGTCAAGCATTCGATAGGGATCACACTACAGTTATTCATGGGATTATGACATTCCAAAACGATGTAGAGTGCATCAAGTTTTATAAGGACCAGTTTCAGGAGGTACAACAAGTATTATGCTTACACACAAACAACAAAAAACTAAATATTTTAACATCAAACTAAACATTATGCTATCATCATTTGCACACTTAAACGAAACAGACAAAAGAATCTTTGTCGCAAAAATCATCCACAACATGAGCTACAGCCAATCAAGTTTTGAAACTATGGAAGCTATAGTTAAAATGTGGGAACAATATCCAATTAGAAAGGCACAATTTTTTACACAACAAAATCAATTAACAAATGGAACTGCAAACAACTAACACACAAATTCAAGCTCCTAGTTACCAAATGGTCAACAAGGACTCTATGCTTTCTTTATCTAACGAGCTTAAACGCTTTGTAAAGGATGCACACTTAGTATCTAACATTAAAGGAAAGGACTATTGTAATGTAGAAGCATGGCAGATGGCTGGAGCTTCATTAGGCTTATTCCCTATCATTACAAGCGTACAAGACTTATCTAGTGAAACAGAGGTTAAGTACATGGCTACTTGTGAAGTTAGATCGTACCAAGACAACAAGTTAGTGTCAGTAGGTATAGCAATATGCTCTAACAAAGAGGGTAGCAAAAAGTTCTTTGATGAGTATGCTATCTTATCTATGGCACAGACTAGAGCAGTAGGTAAAGCATTCCGTAATCAGTTAGCATGGTTGATGAAAGCTGCTGGATTCGAGGCGACACCTGCTGAGGAGATGGATTTTGTACATGATGAGCCAAAAAAAACCTCTAAGCCAGTGCAGACTGTTGTAGCTGAAATCTTAGAAGATGAGCCTACAAGAGAAGAAATAATGATGGAGGTAGCTAAATGTACTAAGGTTAAGCAATTAACTGACACATACTTTACTTATAAGCAATCATTTGATTCTGATGAAACTTTGATGAAGGTATTAAAAATGAAAAAAGAAAACCTAAAATAAAATGAATTTAACATTATTACCAAAAGTAGAACTAAGTTCTATAGAACCGAACAAATTTGCTATTGAGTTAATCAAATCGCAGATAGTAGATCACTTTACACAAACTGGTGAATCACCATTAGAGCTACTCGTTAAGTCAGAGGCTGTTGTACAGCTTTTAGAAGGCATAAGAGCCGATTTAAAAGAGTTAGTACTAGATGAGCTTAGTAAGTATCCTGGAGGCAAGGCTGAGGTCTTAGGAAGCGAAATGGCTAAGTTTGAATCAGGTGTTAAGTATATCTATGACCAAGACTATACTTGGAGCAAGATGAACGAAGAAATAGAGTCATTAAAGTTTGCTTTAAAGGAAAGGGAGAAGATGCTTAGAACATTGCCAACGGCTATGGTTGATCCTGAATCAGGCGAAATGGTACACCCAGCACCTAGAATTAGCACTACAACCTTTAAGATTAACTTAAAGAAATAAAAACTTTGACCACCTCAAGATATTAAATATTTTTAACCAAGATAGTAATTAGGGAACTTGGGGTGGTTTTTTTAAACTACAAACATGAAACAAACGATAATATTTTTATACGAGTTGGTAAAGTTTATAGTAATATCAATACCACTAGCAATATTGCTATTTGTAACATTAACCATAATTAGTAAATTCAAGAATATATGATGGAGATTGCAGGATTAGAGAACTCAGTACCAGTGAGGATGATTTATGTTGACGATAAAAGTGAAGTATTGTTTAAGTCTTTAGCTCATGCAGCAAGGAATACAAGGATCACACAAGACGCAATAAAGAAGTCACTTAATCCGTTACTGAAGCGTAGATTTAAGCACAATGAAAGAGATGTGATTTTTAGGATAGTAAAGGATAAATAGTATATTTGTCAATGCAAACCGTACTTTGCAGTTAAAACTTATTGCCCGAAGAGGCGTGGGGGTGTACGGACTCCCGCAAATCTGAGGGCTTTTTTATTTTATGAATACAGGAATGATTGTTAAGAGCAGATCGGCTGAAAAGTTTACTGCCATCGACAACGAGATTATTAGGAATGTCGAATTAACATTAGAGGAGAGAGGATTATTAATTTATTTACTAAGCATGAGGCATGATTGGGTGGTTTATAAAACTAATCTACATGAACGATTAGGTTGCACTAAAGGTCAACTAGACAGAGTTTTTAAGGGATTACAAACCAAGAACTATATCTTGTCAGTAAAGGTCATAAACGAGCTTGGAAGGTTTACAGGATGGAATCATGTAGTATATGATACACCAGCAATCCGAGATAATAAATCACCGAGTTCTATAAATGCCGAAGTCGGTGAAAGTGCCCCTATAAGTAATACTAATACAATTAATAGTAAATTAAATATTAAGAAAACTAAGTTTATAAGACCAACAGCTAATGAGATAGACTTATATGCTAAAGAAATAGGCTTTTTAACTCTTGATTCTTCTTACTTTATAGACCATTATGAATCTAATGGTTGGTTAATAGGTAAAAACCCTATGAAAGATTGGAAGGCTACTGTAAGAACTTGGAAAAGGAATAGTTCCAAATTTAATACTACTAACGTACCTACAAACAAAATAACTACACAAATAAAACTTAAATGATTGCTATAAACCTACCAAAAGCTTTAGATATTGAATCTAACATACTTGGTGCATTGCTTTTAGACAAAAGGACTATCCCATTGGTTATAGGTCATCTAAAAACTGACATATTCTACGATCTAAAGCACCAAAAAATCTTTAACGCTATTAAGGAAATGTATGATAGTAACATATCTATAGACCTTACTACTGTAGCTCAAAAACTTTCCCAAGATAAGGACATACAAGATGTTGGTGGAGCTTTTTACCTATCAAAGTTAACTGATAATGTAACTTCAACAGCTCACATAAACACCCATATTGAGATTGTTATTGAGATGTATAAGAAGCGTGAAGCTTATAAAGTTCTTAGAATAGCTGAGAATCAATGCCTAGATAACGATAGTCAGTCATTAGACCTTTTATCTGACCTTAATAGTCAACTATTATCCATCCAAGAATATGGCAATATCTATGAAAAAAGCATAACTGACGTAGTTATGGCTATCAACTTTGCTAGAGATTTAGCAAGTAATGGCGAACTTTTAGGATTTAATACAGGATTCCAAGAGCTAAACCAAACCATAGCAGGATGGTGTAAACCTGACCTGTGTATAATAGCTGCTAGACCTGGTGCAGGTAAGACAGCAATGATGCTTTCAAGTGTTTATCACTTAGCTATCCTAAATAGCGTTCCTACGGCTATTTTTAGCCTCGAAATGAGCTCCGAACAGCTTGTTGAAAGGTTAGAGTCAATAACGAGTCAAGTGCCCTTAAAACGCCTAAGAACTAATAATTTGAATGACTATGAACGTAAGCTACTTTTAAAGACAGATGACAAGATAATCACAGCACCCATCTACATAGAGGATACTGGAGGAATCAGTATCTCACAACTCAGAGCTAAGGCTACTATT